ACGAAAAATGAGAAAAGGAGCTACTGATTATAAAAAAGGTGGACAAATATCTAAACGTAAAAAAGGTGGACAGGTCATGTCAGGTTCTGATCTTGTTTCATCTTTGTACGATTAAGGAGAAGTTATATGGCTAATGATAAATCTTTCAGTGATTTTTTTAGACAAACTGTAAATAAAAAACGTAAAATAAAAAATAAAAGGGATAACGCTAAAGAAAATGAATATGGTCCTGGTAATCAATTACCTAAGAAAAAACGTGCTGGTGGTGGAGACTTTAATATTGAAATGAAGATTCCTAAAGACATGGTTAATCAAGGTGTAATGTATGGTTACAAAAAAGGTGGTCAAGTTTAATATAATTAGTATTAGGAAAATATAATGGCAACCAGTGGTACATTTAATTTTAACCTTGATATAGATGAGGTTATACAAGAGGCAACAGAAATGATTGGGGGAGAAAATACCCTTGGTCATGAACCTGCCTCTGCTCGTCGTTCTATTAATCTGATGCTGACTGATTGGCAGAACAGAGGTGTTCTTCTATGGTCTACTGAAGTAACAGCAGTTACAGTAGCTGCCAGCGTTACTTCATATGCTTTAAGTAATTCTACTATTGATGCTCTGGAAGTAGTTGTCAATAGAGATGATACTGATATTCAATTAACAAGAATTTCTTTTGAAGAATATCTATTAATACCTAATAAAAAACAAACAGGCAGAGCCACTCAATATACTGTTAAAAGAGATAGAGATAATCCAACATTAAGCATCTGGCCTTTACCTGATAACAGTACAGATATATTAAAGATAGAACGTATAAGTGAATTAGAAGATGTTAATAAGTCAGCAGGACAAAATGCTGACATGCCTAAAAGATTCTTGCCTTGTCTTACATGTGGTCTAGCTTATTATATGTCAATGAAAAGACCTAACATTGATCCAGCAAAAATTGCAATGCTTAAAGGAAACTATGAAGAACTATTGCTTAGAGCAATGGAAGAAGATAAAGAACGTGCAAGTATTTTCTTTAGACCAAAAATCAGGACAGTCTGATGGCAACAGATAGTAAAGCATTAGCTATATGTGATACTTGTGGTTTTAGATATCCTCATAGGGTAATGAAACTAAATAGTTTTGGTTTATTAGTTTGTCCAGAAGATTATGAAGGTGCTTTCGATTTAAAGAATCATCCCCAAAATAAAATTCCTGATGTAAGGGATGATGTTAAAATAAAAAATCCTAGACCTGATTCAGGAGGTCGTAACCTAGTGTGGAATACAGCTAACTTACTTTGGGATGGTACTCCTAATAATATGAGTGATCAAGTAGTTTCACCAGTATGGAATAGCGCATGAGTGATTTTGATTTAACAGGTAAAAGAATAGCTGATACTTATAAAGGTCTGCTTAAACTTGCTGTAAGTGGTAATGGTGCTGTATCTTCTTCTCTTACACAAGTTGAGGGAGGAGATGGTACTAACACTGCTTTACTTGTAGCTACTGATTCTATTAGAATAGGAGGTGCTTTTGCAGTATCTTCTAATGCTTCTGTAGGAGGCTCTTTAAAAGTTAATGGAGATGTATGTGCAAGTTCTTACTTTGGAAGTGGTAGACATCTTACCAGTATTGTAGCATCAGGAGATACTTCTGTAAGTTCTCTTATAGTTGCAAACACTGCTACAATTGGAGGAACTCTTTCTGTAGGTGGTGCAGTTAATCTTTTAAGTACTGCCACTGTCAGTGGAGCAGCAGGATTTCTTGGTACAGTCAGAGTAAGAGGTAATACTACACTGGGAGGTACTCTTGATATTGCAGGTAATACCTCTGTAGGAGGAACTCTTATAACAACTGGAGCAGCTACGTTTGATGATGACGTATCTGTAAGCGGTAATGTAAATATAGGAGGTACAGCAACTGTTGCAGGAGCAGCTTCAATAGGAGGGGCTGTATCTATTGGAGGTGCAGTTAATCTTTTAAGTACTGCAACTGTTTCAGGTGCAGCAGGATTCTTAGGGTCTGTTAGAGTTAGTGGTGCTACCTCGCTTGAAGGGGCTACAGTCTTAGGATCAACTGTTACTGTAGCAGGAGCAGGACATTTTAAAGATGATGTATCTGTAAGTGGTAATGTTAATATTGGAGGTACAGTTACAATAGCAGGTGGTAATCTTCAAGCCACTAATGCTAAAGTTTGTGCAAGTGCTTTCTTTGGAGATGGCTCTAACTTAACAGGAATTACAGCTTCAGTTGAAGGAAATGTTTCAGTTACTAATCTTCTTGTAGGAGGTACAGCCACAGTATCAGGTGATGCTACATTTAAAACTAATGTATCTGTAAGTGGTAATTTAGTAGTAGGAGGTACTACAACAATAGTAGGTGCAGCATCTATAGGAGGTGCAGTATCAATTGGTGGTGCAGTTAATCTTCTCAGTACAGCCACAGTATCAGGTGCAGCAGGATTCTTAGGAACTGTGCGAGTCAGTGGTAACACAACAGTTGGTGGTACGCTAGATGTTGCAGGTAACACTTCAGTTGGTGGTACGTTTATGTCTACAGGTGCTGCTACCTTTGATGACGATGTATCTGTATCAGGTAATATTGTTATTGGTGGAACAGCAACAGTAGTTGGTGCAGCTTCAATAGGAGGTGCAGTATCTATAGGAGGTGCTGTAAATCTTTTAAGCACTGCTACAGTTAGTGGTGCAGCAGGATTCTTGGGAACAGTACGTGTAAGTGGTAATACAACTGTTGGAGGCACGTTAGATGTAGCTGGTAATACTTCGATAGGAGGTACATTTTTAGCTACAGGTGCTGCAACATTTGATGATGATGCTTCAGTATCAGGTAATTTACATGTGGGAGGTACAGCCACGATTGGTGGGGCAGCACAGATTACAGGTAATGTAAGTCTGGGTGGTCAATTGTTCTTGGCTAAGTCAGGAGCAGCAGCTATATCAGCAACAGCTATTAATGGTATAACTTCTGTATCCTTAAACTTCTCTAATGCTCAAAACTTTCTTACCACAGTTACAGCAGCACATACCCTGGCTAGACCTACTAATGCTACCAAAGGACAAACAGGAAGTATTTTCTTAGTTCAGTCAGGAGGTAGTGGTACATTGGCTTATAACACTTGTTGGAAATTTATAGGAGCAAGCGTACCAACTCTGGATGTAAGTAATGGTGCAGTGGGAAGACTAGATTATATTGTAGTATCTATCTCTAGTGATAGCACTGGAGAAAACATTCATGCAATTTTAACCAACGCATATGGAAATAGTTAGACATGGTATTTTCTAATAATTTATTATTTGGTGCAGCAGCAGCAGCTAGTAGTGGTGCTGCATCATTTGACACCACCCTTATTGGTAATTCTGTCTGGTTAGATGGATCAGCAGATGGATTGACGAAACCAGCAAGCGAGTTTGATAATGAGGATGGCAAAGAATTTACGCTAGGCACTTGGTTTCAGCTTACAGAATTTGGGGTTGCTGGCGCATTATTTTGTGCTGGAAATGGAAGTGGCACTTACACATCACTACGTCATGCCGCAAATAATAAAATTTACCTACAGACTGAAGCTGGCTCTCATATTCTAAGCACAACAGCACTATTTAGGGATATTGGTTGGTATCACGTATTAGTCAGCGTTGATACAACTCAAGCCACAGACACAAACAGAGTAAGAATGTTTATCAATGGAGTAGAGGCAGCACTTACAGGAACATACCCTGCTCTAAATCACGCCTACGATTTTAATTTAGCCAGTGTCCATGAAGTTGGGGACAGCTACGAGAATGGTGCTTTTGAAGGCTATTTGGCGCAGTCGTTTATGATTGGCACCAAGTCGATTCAGCAAGGTGACTTTGCCATAACAGATTTTCTAGATTCATTTACATTGGGAACTAATGGTTCGCAGTATGTTCCTAAAAAAAATTCAGATATTGTAACTTTAACAGCAGCAGGAAGTGATAATTCTTTTTTACTAGACTATGCTAATAGCTCTGATCTGGGAAATGATACTAGTGGATATAATAATGATTTTACACCTACCGATATGGACGCTGATAATCAGACAGGGAGCAGTCCTTCAAGTGCATTTGCTACTTGGAATCCACTAAGAGTTAATACGCAAACTCAAACTTTTGCAGAAGGTAATCTTAGATTCTCCTCTAGTCAAACAAGCACTAATCCAGCAGCAACAGGAAACTATGGAGTTTCTTCTGGTAAATGGTATTGGGAAGTCTATGTAGTCGCACAGGGTAATACTTCTAACATGCTAGGAATCTGTGATGTAGAGGCAGGTCTAGAAGATGATACCAATGCTCTTTATGCCAGTTCTTTAATGTATTCTTATGAATTTGCAGGGACAAAAAGAAATAACAATAGCAGTGCTTCATATGGAGACGCTATTGCCACTAACGATATTGTTGGTATCGCTTTGGATATGGATAATGGAGGTGTTTACTTTTCAAAGAACGGTACTTTCCAAGCGAGCGGTGATCCTACCAGCGGTAGTTCACTGACCAATGCAGCATTTACAGGGTTAAACAGTGCTGGTTCTGGAACATTCCAACCTTATTACCTAGCTTATGCTAACGGTGATGGGGTAGCTAACTTTGGGCAAAGTCCTACGTTTAATGGTCAGACAACAGCAGGTGGTAATACTGATGCAAATGGGAGAGGTAATTTTAAATATTCTGTTCCCAGTGGGTATAAAGCTT